CGCGGGAATCTTTCGGTACGAGCAAAACTCGCGCCGAGTGATCCGTGTCCGAAACAGCATCGAAGCTGTGGTAGACATCACATACATGTCCTAATGACGCGCAGAAATACGCATCGAAGGGATATAGTAATGTGATTCGACTGGAAACATTGGTCCAAAGAAACTTATCCCAGAGTTGCTGCTTTGTTGCAACAATTCCAGGGCCGTGACTAGGCACAATGTCCGTAGGGTCGAAGGAACTAAATAGAATACTTAAATTCCGTTTAGCTCTGCGTATCACCATAGAAAGGTAACTTTCGTCAGAAGGGTAATCAGCTCGTGAAGAGCTGCGACCTGTTCTTTCGTAAGTCCTTTTATGAGATAAACTATGCCAGGTAGATTGCATATGAGCAATGCGACCAGACAGTTCCGAGAGATCCTCCTCTGCCTTTTTAAAGCTTTGGATGACCTCTTGTTCTTGTTCTTCGTCGTAAGGTAGTTCATACTTATAAAACGAGTATAGAACTTGCCTCACATATTTGACGCAATTTACGTCAGGATCATGAAGAAGTGACCCGTCTTGATGGAATATTCTCTGAAACAGTTCACCGAGAAAGCTCGGCAACTGACTGTTTCGGGGCGAGTTAAATCGCACCGTTGCAGCATTCAGACGTATTCCAGTCGTAAGCGCTTGATCAAAGTGCTTACCTAGACGGGGTAGTGTTTTCGTTAGAAAACCCACTCCTTCCGACAAGTAACGACGAAGCATCCATTGCTGGGTGTTTCGAAGCTGCTTGGTGTTAAACACTCCAAGAGACGCGTGAGCGTCTGCAAGTAGTGCGGCGACGATTTCAATTTCGTCTAGGCTCTTAACGTTGGCCATAAGGTCCAACTCCTAGAGCACGCATACACTTGCAGACTACAAACGAGAGAACATATACATTCGCGTAAGAATACTCGAATAGTATATATCCGCCTAAGGAAGTCACCCGCTTTCGCGGTTGGAGTCCTTTGGTTGCTCTAATCCTCAAAGAGTCAATCCGTTCGTAGTTCAAACTAGGCCTTTCAACCTAAGTTTGCTTTGTACCTCCCCATTGAAAGGGTTGTACGAAGGGTTTCCTGACTTAATCTTTTCCAAGATATACGTCATAGAAACTAACTCGATGGACCTGACGTTACGTAAGAGATAACTCGCGTTATCACATACTAACTCAGAATCCATACGTTCGTATATAACGCCGGAGAGGGGTTTAAGCCCCCCAAGCCAAATACGAAACGATTCGTTGCCTTCACGCCATTCAGCCCAGAACATTAACAATGCTCTAAGGTTGAGGTGAAGTTGATAGACTTCAGGCATTACTGCCTGAATGTAGCGACTGTCCCAACAGATACGAATGCCAACCTTGTATTGAGATACAAGTATGGCTTCGTCTCCATCGGAAACATTCGCCCATTTTCGAGGATTAACCGAGAAGTTCCATGCCAACAGGGCAGGATTAACTTTTCGGAGAACTACCATTACTGTTTTCATCGTGGTGCTTTCTGGTTAATGAGACCAGCCGCACTGTTTCGCAAGATTCAGTCAGCTGGCCACAAGGCCAGAGAGCTAAATACCACGCGAAATCAGATTGGAGGCGCCGGTACCCGTACAGTCATACAGAATTGTCGTACTCGCACCAAGTGATGCGAGGAACGACATAATGTTTGCCAGTACCAACTTCGCGTTGTCATCGGTCGTGACATTGCCGATATTTCGGTCAAGCACGACATAACAACTGTCCTTCACCTTTTGGGTGGAGTCCACTGCTCCAGTCGCCGTATAATCAAAACGGATGACGGAGCGACGTCGTTGGGATAAACCGGATCCAGTCTCCTGATGGGAGATTGACATCCGGTGGGGAAAACCGGGAGATTCCGCAAGTTTTGCGAATTCTGCCCGACCGTCGCCGAGCGACAAGCGCTGAAATTCAATTTCAGTGCCTGCCGCGTTCTTGATCTCGTTTGTTACAAGTGTATTACTTAGTGCCATACTGCATATGAGCTTCTTAAGCTCTAGGTAGATAAAATGTCTACCGCATGTGTGGAGGTCTCCCAGACGTTTGTGTCAGGGCCACCCCTAGACTAAGTTCTTTAGCACTTAGCCCGCTCCCAAAAAGGGAGCTACCTGCTTGAGGCAATGATACGTCACGACGATAAGTCGTTTCATACATGTCTGGCAGGTACGTATCTATGATACTTGGATTAAACTGAGAACCCGAATTCTGAGCGGCCGTACCTCTTATCCAGAGTTGCGTCCGCCGATGACGGGTCCAGGACCATAGATATCTATGTACGCTAACGGACGGTTCCATGTTTATGGACTTCTGTTCGCCTAGATACTTGGATATACCAACTACCCAGTCAACTACAAAAGACCATGGAATCGCATTCCAGATTATTTGTGGGTTAAGGTTAACCCCCAGACGATCTAGAGCTGCGAGTAAAGGTGCATGCACCTTTTGGTAATCGGTAAAGTAATAACTATACTCGATCTCCGCATGGAATGTAGTACGATTGTAGTGAGTAGTCTTGCGGCTATAATTGAAC